AACATAAAATGTGTGCTGAAATATTACCACCATACCAAGATGGTACTATACTATTGTTTCCTTCAGAAATGTCTCATAGAGTAGAGATGAATGAAACTAATGAAGATCGTTTATCTATATCGTTTAATATAACTGTTAACTAACTCTCATTATATAACAGAGAGCAAAGTAAGAAGGTCTGTTATCAATATTAGAACCACTACCTTTTGCTTGAGATGTAATACCTGCACTATTACTATCGACACTAACTCCAGTTGTTTTACTTTGAGATTTACCTACGTTTGGTTCAGAACCTACACACCAGATATTATAACCTTCATATTTTCCTGATGGACCAGTACCACTACCTGGAAAATTAGTTGTACTAGCGTTAGAACTACCTTGGTTTTGGTTTGCACCAGCATTACCTGATCTGAATTCAAAGTGGAAGTGACCAGGATCAGTAACACCATGACCATGACCAGGATCAGTTATATCATGGTTGTGTGATGGCATTTGTGCCTCACTCAATTGAATAGTATTGTTACCTGCTTGTTCACCTTTAGTTGCTGTAGATGCATTAGAACTACTACCTACACCCATTACAAATTTATCTCTCAGGTCTGGTGTACCATTAGAACCATCACAAATTTTCCAATTACTTAATGCTTCTGCTTCAGCAATACTGCCATTCCACATTATGATACCACCTACTGGTACAAATGCATTTGTTACAGCAGTATCTAGTTTACCTACTTTTATTGTGTTGTCTTCTAATGCTTCGTTTGGTAATTTATATGCCATGTTAAGTAACCCTTATTATGTAACAGAGAGCAAGGTAAGCAGATCTAATATCTATAGATTCATCGTTTCCTTGTGTTTGAGATGTAATACCTGTAGTTACACTGTTAGTTCCTCTATCACTTGGATTACCAGTATTACCACTAACAGTAATACTTATAGTTGCATTATCACTACTAAATGAACTTTGAATATTTTCAACTCTTGGAGAAGGTATATAATTTGATATATCTGCATCTGCTCCTCCAGATCCTTTTGGAAGACCATGACTATGAGTATTACTTCCTGATGCACTAAATGAGTGAGAGTGATTATTAATTGTATGAGAGTGACCATTATCAGTAATATTATGGTTGTGAGATGGCATCTGTCCCTCAGTTAAAGTAATACTGTTATTATTATTTGTATCACCTTTGCTTGCTGTTGATGCTGCAGCACTACTACCTACACCTAATACAAACTTATCTCTGAGATCAGGTGTACCATTTTGACCATCACAGATTCTCCAATTAGTTAATGCTTCTGCTTCTGCAACAGTACCAGACCACATTATGATACCACCTATAGGTACAAATGAATTAACTAAGTTGGAAGAAAGTTGACTCGCTTCTAACTCATTATCTGCTATTGCTTCTTTTGGTAATTTATATACCATCCTTCAAGTTGTTTACTTTTATTTATCCTTTTTATCAAATATAAAAGGACCATGCTCAGATCCCCAAACTTGTTTACCATTCTTATCAATACCACCATCAATAACCACGTAGTAATTAGGTCCTAACTCTACTCTACTAACAAGTTCAGCACCCTTTACCATAACACCAGGTTTATTGACTCCTCTATAAACGTCTCCCATCTTCTGAAAGATTAAATCATTAACAGGATTCTGTACTAAGATAACATCACCTTTAGGAACTATGACAATATCTTTTGATCTATATGGTTCTTTCTCATGACTATATCTTTGCTCACAATGAAAAGAAAACTCACCAGTTCTCTGATGAGTTAAAAAGATATGGGCAAATGATGTAGGGTTTGAAGATGCTTGTGCCCAGTTGTCATACTCACCTTCAAACCATTCTATAAACTCCACTACAGTAAACCTTGTGCTTCATCCTCTTTCTGTTGTTTTAGTTCTTCTTTCTCACGTCTCTTAAGTTCTCTGTTACTCCACATAGCAACTCCTAAAACACTTAAGTATGCAAGTGTATCATCTAACATAACAAGAAAGAAAATGATACCACCACCTACTCTCATCCACTCAGGAAATGGTTTTATAAGTCGAGAACCAATTTTACGAAACTGTGATTCAAACTGAAAGTAAAAAAATATAAGTGCTGTAACTACAAACTCACTGTATGGTACAACAAAGTATAATGAGAGAAATATAAACAGTGGCCAATAATGCCTTTCGTTAACTCTTTTAATGAGTTTAAAATACTTGTCAAATAATTTCTTAATCATGATAAGTTAAATGAAATAATAGTCCTAGGTTCATCGGATGTATTTATAGGTGCTTCATGTAGTATGAATGATGGGAACATGAAGAGGTCACCTTCTTTAACCTTAGGGTTGAATACAGGTGGAACTACATCCATAGGTGCAGGATATGGTCTGTAAAATGTGGTTGCTCTATGAACCTCAGGATTAAACTGAGCGTAGAACACTGCTGACCATCCATCCATACCATGGTCATGTGGTGTGTGGAAGTCACCCTTGTAGGTTGTCTGCCACCATAACCTGTTGACTCTTTCTACTCTCATATCTTTTGTATGAGGAGCAATGTATCCATGAATTAAATTTAAGAACTCAATGTGTTCATTGTAATCAAACTCATCCCAGTAACTAGTAACAACTGAATCATTGGTCTTAGGTACTTTCTCTGGACTCTTTACCTTAAGATTGGAAAGGACAGATCGTTTATGATCTGCCCATTTGTCTATATGAATGAAATAATATGGAACTTTAAACATAAATGTACATTACGGATAAACGAAATACTCAAGTAAATCAACTTCTACTTGATCTAAGATGACATTATAATCATCTTCTGGGTCTTGGTATAACTGAAGACCTCGATCTTCATAGAATCTAGTTAATTTCTGATACAGTTTGGGATATTCAATATCAAGTGATACGTTTCCTTTTACAGCATCATTGAGTTTGGCAAGTTCATCTTTGAACTTTGAATAGAACTTTGTACTAGACATAGTTGTATCGTAACAGATAGAGTTTACTACAAGTTAACAGGTTTGTCAACCGTCCAGTTCTTTTAGACGGTCTTCAAGATACTTTATCAACTCTTCCCTCCACATCATTAACTCTTCGTAGCACCCTTGATTATAGGCACATCCACGCAACTTTGTATCTGGTTTGTGGAGAGATTCTAGCAAGATGATTAATCCATCTCGACGTTTATCATGAGGTTTGTACATCCTGTTCTTGTTATTTATTGAATGTTACGATAGATACTGAAAGTAATCTTTTCGATAATACCGACCTAATATATTTGAATTATAGTATGCAGGTGTACCATCTGTCAAGCTTTCAGTTAATACATTATTATTAAATAGCAAGCGTGTCTCTTCATAGTTTGTCTTACCTAGGGTGGTATGTAAACTTAGAATCTCTCTACTAAAATGTTCTTTACCTAGTTTCTTTATATCTTCTTTCAACTCTGGACATGAACCGTAATATTTCTTCCAATCAGATTCTTGTTTTGATTTTCTTTTATGTCCTTTCTTCTTTCTAAAACTCCAGAAATATTTCCGTCCGATATACTTTTTAGATGTTGCACTGTTTGTTATACAATACACAAAACCATAGTAACCATTGATATGTTCTTCATTAAAGATCTCATCTTGATACCACCATGGATTGTCGTACATAATAACACTATCACTATGGTTATTTAGCTCGTACTACTCCACCTGTCTTGGTTTCAAGTAATTGAACTGCAATCTCATCACGAATTTGTCGTGTTAATTCTTCTTGATATTCTTTATCTAATTTATCTTTTACTCCTGTGAACTCTACCCAACCAAGGAGACCCCACCAAAATATTGCAGTAGCACCACCAATGATGCCAAGTATAGGAACAACTTTCTTCATGTTTTTAAATCATATGTAATAATTATTTTCTTCCACTTCATGCCAGATTTCTCATCTATGCACGTGGATCTTTCTAACTCTCCACCTAGTTTACGTGTAAGAGTCATCATTTCAGAGATGATATCTTCATCACCACTGTCAGGTGTAATTACGACTTTCATTCTCTATATGCCATACGAAGTATATAGTAGATGTATAATGATACCATTACTACCAGTATGAATACCATCCATACTACACCCCATACTACCATTACACTAACTCATTAGGAAGATCCCATATCCTCCCTTCCATAGTTTTGTTTCTTATTATTATTCTATTGTTCTCATAGTCAGCAGAGAACTCTAAGATGTCTTCGTGACCCCAACACATCTCACCATAAAGTGCATTAAGTTTTGACATGTCTTGCCACAAGTCGTTCGGTACATTATCCATGTCTCTTAAAGAACTCCTTTAACGTAGTTTGATATCCACGACCAACAGGAGGTTCTTTAATCCCCTTCATCCTCTTGTAATCGTTGTGCATCGCTCCTAGTAACCATGCCTGTGCTAGTTGAGTCGGTCCCTCTTTCAACAATTGGATTTGTAATTTCGATAGACCAGCCTTCATCTCCAAGTACTCCTTTCTCCACGATGTGTGGGGTGCGTTGAGTGTCATGTTCCTCCCATTGTTTTAGAAGATCGTCTGCCTGTCGGTCAACGTCTTGCATTGTATTATGTATTTTAACATCAATCCACTTCTTTTTCAAATAGTCAATAAATCCTAACAATAAAAATGAGATGGGGAAGCGTTGCTTCTTCGCCCACCTCTCTGCCTTTGCATACCAAGGGTCTGTTCCTTTACCAAATTGTTTTTCAAACTCGATCTTCATAAGGGTATGGTAGATTCTTTTTATCTAGTTCAAGTTTTAGTTGTCTTTCACATTCAAACTCAATTGTATACACTGCATCTTTAAGATACTTCTCAAACTCATTGTCCTCAAAGAGATCATGAAGATGTGCAGTGTGTTCAAGTGCAAACATCATTTTAGTTTGCTTATTCATTGCCATTGTTTTCTCCTTTTGAGTTGTTCAATTTTATCTTCTAGTGTACGAAGATCAATAGGTGGATAGAATCTCTCCACTTTATTTGTATCCCATGATAATAAAGGAATAGAATGTCGGTATGGGAATGCCATTTAACCTCCAACTAATTTGTCATAATCATCAGCAGAATCACGAATTGCACGTTTCATTTCTTCTATGTCCCATGCTATTTCCTCTTCTGGTCTAGGATTCTCAAAGTTTAAATCCTGAGAAGGTATCTTTTTTGACATCTTGTTTGATTCCTCCGACGACATAACTTTCTACCTCTGTTTCTTGTGGTGCTACTTGTAATCCTTTAGATGATATCCAATGGGCAGTCCATGGTAATGGATTGTTCTTAGCAGGTACATCATATATTGGTTTGATACCTATCGCTTTCATACGACGGTTAGCAATCCATTCAACGTAGTTGTGTAGAAGTTTCTCATTCAAACCTATCATGGTTCCTTTATTAAACAGATAATTTGCCCATGCCTTCTCTTCATTTACACACTTTTTGAACATTTCAATTACGTTCGCTTCTTCCTCTCTAGCAATTTCTGCAAACTCTGGGTCATCCCCATTGCTCCATTTATTAAGGATGTTCTGCGTGATAACAAGATGTTGGTTTTCGTCTCTTGCGATGAGAGAGATAATTTTAGCGGATCCCTCCATAAGTTTGAGTTCGCCAAATGCAAACGAGCAAGCGAACGAGACATAAAATCTAATACCTTCGAGGATGTTGACATTGGCTACTGCACGATAAAGTAAGCGTTTAAGATGCTTCATTTCATAAGAAGCAAGGAAAGAACCTTGACGGTCATCTTTCCATAGGTTACCTGTATCCCATTCATGTGCAGCGTTTATGAAAGTATCGTAAGATTCTGTAACACTTGCTGCCCTTTGTAATATATTAGGATCAGATAAGATAGTATCAAAAACTTCTCCTACATCAGGGTATACATTTTTAATTATATATGTGTAAGATCTTGAATGTATCATCTCCATAAACGACCAACATTCCATACATGCTTCCAACTCAGGTAAAGAACAGTATGGTAGGAATGCCATACTAGGTGCTCTACCTTGTACAGAGTCAAGCATGATCTGATACTTCAAGTTAGAAGTAAAGATGTGCTTCTGTTCTGGTCTTAAATCTTTGAAGTCACCAAAATCTTTTTGTAGTGATACTTCTTCTGGTCTCCAAAAGTATCCTAACTGTGTCTTTGTAAGACGTTCAAATATAGGATACTTGTATTCATCATATCTTTGTACACCGAGTGGTTTACCAAAAAACATAGGTTGTTTCTTGGTGTCATGGGGTTCAGTATTGAACACTGTCATCCCATTTAAAGTATTAGATTGCACAGGCTTCACAATCCTCCTCTGCTGTTTCTAGTTCTGCTAATAAACATTCTACGTTGCTCTTTGGTTGTGATAAGTTTATTGGTTCTTCAATTTCATCACTCTTCATATCATTGGTGTTTTGATAGTAAGATGTCTTCCAACCATACTTATAAGTTGTCAGTAGGTCTTGTGCCATAACACTCACAGGTACATCATTATCTGGATAGTCGGCAGGATTATAACTCCAGTTACCAGAAATTGCTTGGTCAAAGAACTTCTGCATAACTGCTACAACATTTATATATCCTTTGTTGCCTTTCATCTCCCACAAGAGAGTGTAATTGTTTTTCAGAGACCCATAAGACGGAACAATCTGCTTAAGAGGTCCTTTCTTTGACTTCTTAATGGACAGATAATCTCTTGGTGGTTCGATTCCATTGGTTGCGTTTGACACAACGGAACTGCTCTCTGATGGCATCTGTGCTGACAGTGTGGAGTGCCTAAGTCCGAACTCCTTAATGTTATCCCGTAAAGAATCCCAATCATAGTTGAGGTTGTTTGGTACGATGTCGTCTACATCTTTTTTGTATGTATCTATTGGTAGAATTCCATCAGCATACTTTGTTCTTGAGAAGTTACCACATGCTCCCTTCTCCTTTGCTATTGTATTAGATGCTTTGAGTAGGTAGTATTGGAATGCTTCAGTTAAATCATGTACTAACTGCCATGCATTTGGATCTTCGTATGCAACCCCCTGTCTTGCCAAATAATGTGCCAACCCTATGAAACCTATACCAAGAGATCTTCTCGTCTTTGTAGCGGATTCTGCTGCTGCCACAGGGTACTTTTGATAGTCAATTAACTCTTCTAGTCCTCTGACAGATAAATCACATAGTTCTTCTAGATCATCAAGTTTGTTTAACCTACCTACATTGATAGCAGATAGTATACACAATGCTATCTCACCCATTTCATCATCTATATGATCAATAGGTTCAGTAGGTAGAGTAATCTCCTGACAGAGGTTACTCATACGTACTGTATCTTTAAATGAACTATGAGTATTACAATGGTCAATGTTCATGATATAGATACGACCTGTTTCTGCTCTCTCCTTAAGAAGATTTAAAAAGAGTTCTTGGGCAGAGACATTCGTTCTCGGAATCTCTGTTTGCCCCTCGTATCGTTCGTAGAGTTCATCGAAGGATTCTGTGCCAAAAGCATCATATAAACCAGGAACATCGTGAGGACTGAATAAACTGATATTTTCATTGTCAATGAATCTTTGGTAAAATAATGCACTTAATTGTATACTGTAGTCAAGTTTTCTTACCCTGTTGTCTTCTGTTCCTTTGTTGTTTTTGAGCACGAGGATGTCTTGGATTTCCTGATGCCAGATAGGAAAGTGGACAGTAGCTGATCCTCCTCGGATACCGTTTTGAGTACAGCACCGAACAGTTGCCTCGAATTTTTTAAGGAAGGGAACAACACCTGTGTGTTGAACTTCGCCACCCCTGATTTTACTGTTGATACCCCTGATTCTACCTGCGTTGATACCAATACCTGCCCTTTGAGCGACATATTTGCCAATAGCCATATCACTGCTAAAGATACTATCGAGGGTGT